CTATTTCACCTGCTGCCATACGTGCCATATGATTTTTTTCTGCAACAGATTCTAATTGTTGAGCTTCTTTTTTATTTTTATATATTGCTGCCGCAGTTTTTACGCCAGTTGATAATAAACTAAACCACATATTAATACTTCCATACGTTAGGTCTTACTACATACTTTTGATCAACGTCTTGTGTTAACCAATCTAGATGAGTAAAAGTTTTTGCAATACCAATACCTGTAGGTTTTGGTTCATAATGTAAAGCAAAGTCTATAAGCTTGTATTGTAGTTGTGTGTTAGTTCCTATGTCTACAGCCATACCTGTAGTATGTGGACCATCTGGTCCAGTTGAAGATACCGAATTATTATGTTCGCTGCATCTATATCCAGAATTAATACTTACACCTTGTCCAATATGTTCTCTCCAATCTTGACAAAATTTAACTGCAACTTCTTGCATTTCATTTTTGCCACAATGAGAACAAGCAAATTCTTTTTCACTAAAGTTTGGGTAATTATTATAATCCATATTGTTTCTCCAATCTATCCATTGATATAAACTGACTTTCTTGTATATGGTTGTCCCAGATACCGAGTTCAACTATACCCCAAGACCAGCCAGTTAAATTTAACTTAGCATATTCCTCAACATGATTAAAAGGCAACGCACAACCTACATTGACTACTCTTACAAAATTTTTATCACCAATTTTAGGAGCTTTCCAATCTCTAAATTTATGCGTGTGTCCAAAAACTATATCATTAGTAGCATCATTTGCTATTTGTATTTCACAATTTTTGCCACCATATTCCTTACCCATAATATTAAGTGGACAATGTGTAAATGATACACCAGCTATATTTTTAAAAGCTCCATATGGAGAATGTTTCCAACCACGTGTATCAAAAGAATCATAAAGTTCTTTTTTCATCATACCTTGTATTTCTGGTATTTGTTCTTCAAATTTAAATACACGTTGTTCGTGATTACCAAAGGTAACGTGTCTTGGTATTCTATCATTGTTTATATGTTTATCTAAAAGATCTATAGATCTACGCATAGATTCTATATCAACCATATAAGCATCTTTTAATTTACCAGCTTGTGTAGAATTTTTTTGAAAATAACTAAGACTATCAAATGATGCCCAGTCACCTATTTGTATAATATAATCTGGTTTTGATTCTTTTATGTATTTTCCTATCCAAACAAAACGATCTTGTTCTATTTTAGGAGAGTCGTGTGTATCGCCTATTACAATTATTTTATGTCCTTTAAATATCATTTATTTCTTTACACATAAACTTAGTAGCTAATCTATATTGATTACTACCTGGATTTGTGTTTTGTAGTTCTATACTAAATGTATGAGCTGCTACAACGCACTCGTCCCACGTGTTATAGATATTATTAAATGATATAGGAGGGCTGCAAGTACCATCTAAAAAGCTACAAAGCCAAATTGTAAGTGCAAATTTCATTTCCAGGAAAGGACACCAATAATAGCAGCTGCAATACTTCCTAAAAATACTAACGCTGCTACTATACCTTTCCCTCGTGATACATTGTCTTTTAAATCGTTAACGTCTTTACGTAAATTTTCTATACTTTTAATTAATCTATTCATTCTTTCAGCACAAAGTTTTTCGTGGGCTGAAAGTCTTACACCTGTTGCATATTCTGTATATTCTTTTGGTGTAACTTTTCTTTTTTTAACCATAGCATTATTCTATTTCTTCCCAAGATTGATTTTCTTCATTCCAAGAATAATGTTTTCCATCATTAGGAACTGGTACTGGTGGTTGATAAATACAAGTATCTTCGTCTAATATCCAACTATCATAAGGTTTAGGAGCAATAAAAGCATCTCTTGCTTCATCATAAGTATAACCAATACCAGCATAATTTTTTCTAATATTTCCATTATAAGAAGTTTGTTTCCAAACATCTTTTGTTCCATATAAATTATTTAAAAAATCTATTCCAGCTTGTTCAGATGTTGCTATATCGTTTGATACTACTACAACATTTTCAACTATATTATTTTTTATTTTTGCAAAGTGTGCCATTATCCTGTGTAACTCCCTGTTGCGTTAAATATTAATACTTTATCTGAACCAACATCTGAAACAGTTGGATTTCCAGTTGTTGTGCCAGAATAATCAGCTGCTGGTACTCTTAAAATTACTACTCCAGAACCCCCAGCTCCTCCAGCTGCTGATGAGTTACTATAAGTTCCACCACCACCACCGCCAGTATTTGCTTGTCCAGCATTTCCTGTTGTATTATAATTTCCATTTGCTCCACCACCAGTTCCTCCAGATCCGCTTGTAGATGCTCCACCTCCAGCTCGATCAACAGATGAGCCAGTAATTGTAGAGGCTCTTCCGCCTCCTCCATTTACTCCACTTCCAGGAGCAGAAGCTCCACCTCCGCCTCCACCTTTAGAACCAGAGTTTTGATTGTTTGAACCAGAAGTTCCAGCATAACCTTGACCAGCTGTTCCAGCTCCTCCAGAACCAGCGTTCATATAAGATCCTGCTCCTCCGCCAGATCCACCAGAATTTCCGTTTCCAACACCATTACCACCATAACCTCCTCCAAGAGATGTAATAGTAGTCAAGCCAGTTCCAGCGATTGAGCTATCGCCTCCATTAGATCCATTTTGAAAATTTTGTGGTCCACCAGTTCCACCGCCACCTACTGTAATTGTATAAACTGTTCCAATATTTAATGTTAATGCACTTTCAGCAGATGCACCTCCGCCAGAAGTTTCGTTATTCCAAGCTGACCTATATCCTCCAGCTCCTCCTCCACCAGAAGAAGTATGAACGGCAGCAGGAGAACCAGATCCTCCGCCACCAGCAACTATTAAGAATGATGAAGTATAGCTGTAAGCTGATGTTAAACTAAATTGTCTATCTGTTGTTTGTCCTTGTGCGTCTGTTGCTCGAAGTGTAAATGTATGTGTTCTAGCACTTGTACTTGCACCATCAAAATCTGATGTTGTTATTGCACCTGTTGAAGAATTTAGGGTACAATTTGCTAAAGAAGCATTTGTTAAAACATTTGTAACTTCTGAATAAACTACTGTATCTCCAGTTGCTGCTACTGTTGCAACAGTTCCACTAAAGTCTCCTGCTATTGAACCCAATGAACCAGCTCCTGTAGTCCAAACTGGAGCATCTGATGTTGTTAAAAAATTTGCACCAGATAATCCCGCAAGACCATCTGGATTTTCTACTCTAATTCTAAAAGTGTTAGCATCAACAGGCAAAGTAACATTAACTGTTAATTGAGTAGCACTATCAAATGTAACTGTATTTGATGAATACCAAATACCAGTTGCTGTATTAATTATATCAACTTTTGGAATTGATGTAAAATTTTGTCCAGTTATTACAATATTAGTTGGATCATTTGTAATAGTAGATGGAGAAACACTTGAAACAATAGGTTTTACTTCAGCAGGAGCATTATCTAAAGCTGTTGCTTTAACATCTCCATTACTATCTAATAAGTTTGCTAAATCTCTTGCTTTAGTCAAGGAGCTATCCTCCTATCATCACATCAGCCTCTTCCTCTGTAAGAGGTTCTCCAGCCATGAGTTTTGTTTTTGCACTAGCTTTTAAATTTTCTTTGGCTTGTATATCTGCTGTTATTTGTGCTTTTTCTGTTTCAAAATTAGTATTGTCAGTTTCTCTTTGTGCTAATTCTTCGGCAGTTAAATCAACTTCAATACCATTTGGATTTTCTTTATTTACTAATATTTTTTTCATATATTTACTCCTTAACTACTTTTCATTCCATATAAATAAAATTTGCCACTTGTCATATTACCGGATTGAGGCAAAAATTGTATTCCACTTAAAGCACTTGTAGTTTGGTTTCTTCCAAAAAAATTAGAAAGCAAACATTTACTAGCAGTAAAATGATGAACTTTTCCAATAACACATTTATAAGCTGTTGCCTCTAATGGGTGATATATTTCTACCATACCACTAGCATGATAATTAGCAGTTGTTAAAATACCATCTCCATTTAATCTTATTTTGCTATCACTACCTGATGGCCAAGCACCAGTTACTCCAGCAGAATTAATACCACCATCATTGTAACCCTCTTGGTTGACATGGTAATGATAAGTAGATGAAGTAATAGCCGAACCACTTTGCATAAATCTTATATACATATCTGCTGATGATGATGAGTGAACTACATTATGAAAGAAGATTTTGTATATATTATAATCACTTGTAAAAAGACCATCAAAGTCTATGTTGTTTGAACTACTTGCTGTTGCTGTTCCTAATCTTACAAAGTCAGAGGATATTGTTCCAAACTCTAAAGCATTTCCAC